AAGCGATCGACTGCAGGGGTCAGCACCACAGCTGCAGGGATCGGATCAAACGCCTGATAGGGATTGATCTTGCTGCTGCCGGTCTGCCGCGTCTGCTCCAGGATGATCTCCTCGGTATAGGGGAGCATCCAGTCTTGGGCGTTGTTGTCCGGCGCCTGGTAGACCGTTGCAGCGATCGGCAGTTGCAGAACGCCGTTAACGATGGCGGCCGTCTGCGTGAGGCCCTGATCGCGCAGGTCGTCATCTAGGAACGGATCGACGAAGACGCCGCGCTTGCTGCTGGGCTCGCGGCTGCTGATATCGCTCTTTAGGCGCTCCAGCGCCACCAGGTCAAAGAGATCAACGATGAGCGAGCGCATGCGCTCCAGCTGGTCAAAGGGGATTGCGCGGATGCCGTCGTTGACCACCTCCGGCGTCTCGCCCCACTTCTGGCGAATCGTCGCCAAGTTCAGCAGGTTTGCAGGCACAGCTGGCGGGAGCGCAGTGAAGCGCGAGCTGATGCCTTTGATGCGCGCGAAGTTGCCTGCGCGGTCAATGCAAAGGCGGTCGTAACGGGGCAGCTTCCAGCGGTAATCAGTCAGCACCAGCGTTTGGTTGACGGCGCCGGTGACCGTGAAGGTGCCGGCCTGGAGATTGACGGCCGACGGGGTGACGTTGCCTAGGTAGCGGTAGTTAACCGTGTAGGTGGAGCCAGGAGCGGGCTCAGTGGCGCCACCACCGGCAGGCGACCAGTCCACCTTGTCGCCGTTCAAGAAGTAATCCTGCGGCGAGTGGTAGGTCGTGCCGCCCTGGGTGATGGTCTGGATCGACAGCACCGACACGTCGGGCAGCGTGTCCTGGCCGCCGCTGAAGCCGCCGCGGGTGATGCTGACGGTCTTCTCGCGGGTGATCACTACCTCCAGGATGCTCTCGACCGGAACCCGGTTGAGCTGGATGGTCGCGCTGCCGCCGGTGCTGCCGGTGAAGGTGTCGGGCTCGGCGTCGACTACTTCCAGGTCGGGGTCTTCGGCGTAGTTGAGCCGCGTCGAGGCCAGCTTGTCAATCTTGTAGCCGAAGATGTTGCCGGTGCCGTCCTTCACCGAGAAGGCGTTGACGCCAGCGGCCAGGCCCATAGCAGTGACGCTTAGGCCGGTGACGATGTAGTTGCCGTTGCTCTCCCGGTCGTAGCGGGCAAGCGCTTCGGAAAAGGCTTCGCCGACATTGCCCCCGCCTGGGTTCAGCAGCACGCCGTCGATGACGGTGTAGACCGGGTAGAAGACTCCCGTGCCGCCGTCGCCCTCGCGGCCCCAGGTGGCGGTGATGCGCAGGCGGCCAGCGCCAGGTTCGTTGTAGTTGCGAGTGCCGACGGCAGGATCGCGCAGCGTCGCGTCCTGCAGCTCGGTGATCTCCTCGTCGAGGAGGTAGACGCCAATCCGCACGAGGCCGGTCGTCGGGATCGTGAAGCTGCGGGCCGCCACTTCACGCACGGCGCCGCGTAGGTAGATCAGGCTCAGCGGGCAGGTCACATTGCTGCCGCTGATCGTCGGCGGCGTGCCGCTGATGACGGCGCCATCCTTGAAGACGGCGTCGGCGATGCGCTTGAGCCGGTCGATGACCGTGCTCTGCACCTCGTTGAGCTCAGCCGACTGGAGGCCCTTGCCAGCGCGGAAGAGCAGCTCGTCGTAGCGGTCCGCCGCGTTGAAGCGGTTGTAATAGCCCTGCAGCGTCATCAGAAGGTCACCACGAACTCGAACAGCTGACGGGTTGTAATCTCGCGCACGATAGGCGCACGCCGCTCGATCACCAGTAGCGTGCCAGGTTGCGCGACTTGAGCCGGTGTCAAATAGAACTGGCCGGCCGGGACGCCGTTGGCGGCGACGGTATCGAGGAAGATCGCCTGCTCGCGGATGGTCGAGCCAACCGCCTCTTCAAACTCGAAGTGAAACTTGAAGTAAAGGCTGTTGGTCGGTGTGGCGCTGATGTCGAACTTGCCCTCAGGCACGCTGATCGCGCCGTTGACGGCCGGTGCGCAGTAATTCACCAGGGTGGCCTTGCGGCGAGCGACTTCCGCCAGCAGCGCGGTGCTGTTGGCGGCAGGCGCCGGAGGCGTGTTGCCCCAGGCTGCATCGCCGGAACCCCAGGCCAGATGCGCGGTGCGCGCCTTGATCGCCGTGGCGATGGCAATTCGCCCGCTTGTCGTTAGGACTGCCGCCATGCTCGCTTCTTAGTCGCCCCTCATGCTACGCGGTCTGCGTTGTGACGGAGCTCGACGCGACTGCGTTCGTGTCGAGCCAGGTAGTTGTTGGTTGCCAGGTGATTGAAGTCCACGTCTGCCCTTCGTATCTGCCGCTCACGCCTTCTTGATTGGTGAGCATCCCTGGGTTGTTGAGGGTGTGCCACTCCTCATCCATCAGGCTGTGATCGAGCAGGAACCGATCAAAGTTCCGCACGAGCACGCCGATCACATCGGTGTGCGTGCTGGCGACCGTGGCGTTCACCTGCACAAAACTGGAGAGGATCTGGCCGTAGCTAATCTGCGGCCAATCGGGCCGCGGCCGCACGCCGCTGTGATCGCTGAGCATCCCGCCATCCGACAGCAGGCTGCTGTCGAGCACGAAGCGGCGGAAGTCGTAGACCGCGTAGATGCGCTGCAGACGCGAGCGCACCGGAGAACTGATGCGAGTGACCCCGACGATGTTGTCGATGATCTGCTCGCCGGTGGTGGCCTTAGACAAGCCCAGCTGGTATTCGGCCCAGCGTGCGGATCTGCGTTCCGATTCGTCGATCAGGCCGGTGACGTTGATCCAGCCCAAGGCGATGCGGACCGCCTCGGGGGTGCCCCGGATTCGCTGCCACAGCACGCCCTCGGCGATCGCGCGGCGTTGGTTGTTGCCGAGATACTGCAGGATTTCGCCAAGGCCGTATTCGTAGATCAGCCACGGCACCACCGAGTCGGGGATGTTGACGCGCTTTGCCGTGCGGATGATCGGCACTGGGCCGCCGGCGCGTTGCAGGCTGGAAGTGGAGCGGGAAAAATCCCGCTCCAAGGTGGTCGCATTGGGGGGGAGAAGATCGAAGCGGCTCATCGGTCACGCCCCGCCAGTGTGAGCGTGATCGCGCCTAGAGCCGGAGCCTGACTGGGGCCGCAGACTACATCAGCTGCGGGCGCCGTCAAGATGACACGCTGCACGCCGGCCGGGTGCAGCTGCGCGATCAGCCAGGATCGAGTGACGTCCCAGCCGAGGCCGGCCGAAGCAGTGAAGGCGGCCTGGAGAGTCGCCTGGAGCCCGTTGAAGACCTCAATCGGCGTGTCCGGGTAGAGATAGACCTGCGCGGTGACAGGCACCGTGTTGATCGTCGCGCTGGCGACGGTGACCACGTCGGTGATCACGCGCACGCTGTCGCTCTGCAGCACCGTGTTCACCGTCTGCAAGAGCTGATTGCTCGCCGTGCCGTTGCCCTGGGTTGAGAGGATGTTGACCAGCACCTCACCGGGCGCCGGAGAGCTCACCGCTGCATCCTTCACCAGCTCGCTGGCGGTCAGCGCTTGGTAGCGATACCACGCGGCGCCGCCGGCCGTGCTGCTGCCCATGACGCGCTCGATCACGCGCGCGCGCAGGCTCTCGTCGTTTTCACCCTCCAGGCGCGTGACGGCGTAGAAGGTCGACAGGTTGTCGAGGTCGGCCCCGATGGCGTAGCGCAGCAAAGTGGCCTGAAGCGCATCGTTGATCCGCTGCCGCAGGATCAGCTCGCGCGCCGCGGCCACCTCCAGGATCTTGATGCCCGGGTCGCTCTCGAGGATCTCGGTGTAGGACGGATCGCGCGCCTGCAGATCGGCGATCATCGCGGCGAGGATCGTCTCATAATCGAGCGTCTCGATGATCGTCGGATCGGGAATGCTGCTGAAGTCGATCATCGCCATCAGACCACCAGCCCCTCGATTTCGATTTTCTGCCCGTTGAGCAGGTAGTACCCAACAAGGCTAAGACTGATCTGGCCATTGGCCGAAACGGTGTCGATCTTGACCTGCTCAAGCCTCAGGCGAGGCTCCCAGCGATCCAATGCCTCAGCCGTGGCAGCCACCAGCTCGGCGACGAGGCTGTTGTTGATCGGGCGATCTACCAGGCGGGGAATGCGGCTGCCATAGTTGCGGCGATGGACGCGCGTACCGATCGGCGTAGTGAGGATGTCCTGAATGGACTGGCGAAGGTGATCAAAGCCGCCAAGCGCTTTGCCAGTCGTGCGGCTCATGCCAGCCATCAATTTGCCTCCGTGTTTAAGCTGCCGCCTTGCAGTGTTGCGCCACAGGCGGTGGTGTCTCCCACTCTGGCAACAGCCTGGCCATTGGCGAAGGTGTTAGCACTGCCGGTGACGATCGGGTTGGCGCCGTGGATGGGGCAGCTGTAGGTATCGCCGACGCGCGCCACCTTCTTGCCATTGGCAAAGACGTCGAGACTGCCGGTCGTGACGCTTCCGCCGTGGCTGCCAGGATCGCCGATGCGGATGATCTTGGCCATGACCTACGGGTTTAGGTGGATGGGGCTGCCCTTGACCGTCACTTCGCCGCTGGCCTCGACTTTCACCGTCTGACCCTTCACGACCACCTGGCCGTTAGATTCGGTCGCATCGATCGTCAGCTTGTGCGCCTGGCGGTCGTATTCAACCACCGTGCCGTCGTCGAAGGTGCGACGCTGCAGGCCGGCGCGGTCGCCGTTTGCGTTGCCGTTGGAGAACAGGCCAGGGATAGCGACGCCGTTTGCCAGCTCACCCGACGGGGCCAGCAGCATGACGACCTCGCCAACCTCGGGCGGATCCCATACGCGATCTTTGCCGGCGCGCGGCGTAAACCACGGCACCCAATCGCTGAGGATTTCGCCGTCCTGGAGCTGCACGCGGATCGCGGGAAAGCCAGCACTGGCGCCGGTATAGTCGGCCTCAGCGATGATGCCGTAGCGCGCCACGTTGCTCAGCCGGCGGGCGTAATCAGTGCTCTCGGAGGAGCCGACGCCAGCGGTGAGCTGATCGGAGCGGTTGACGCCCAGCATTAGACCGCCGTCTTCCAGAGGTAACGGACAACGCCGGGGATTTCGGCGCCAGAGGAGGAGGCGTCGAGCTGATTTTTCAGCAGCAGCTGCGAGGCGAGCATGTGAACGCCGTGGCGGACGCCATGGCAGGCAACGTCTCCCACGGGCTTGCCAGTGACGGCGAGCGCAGCCTCCTTGGCAAGCTCCAGGGCCAGACCGAGGCGCTCGCGGTCCGGCTGCTCAATCTCCATAAAAGCCGCCAGGCTATCGATGCTGACCGCTTGCTCGGGCGTGGGCGCTGGCTGGCTGGCGCGCTTGCGGGTGGTGGCCATTAGAGCTGCTCCTGGTTTGCGTAGATGGTGGCGTTGCCAACCGGGCAGGCCGCCCCGGTTTGACCGTCAGGCGTGACTTGGCCCCCAGGATAGGCGCCACTGCGCTCCAGGGGATCGCCGCCCTCGATGACGTAGGGGTTCGGGTCGTCGCGATAGGAGGTCATGTAGACGCACTCGTAGCGCAGCCGCGTGGCGCCGGTCGTCAGACTGCCGTCAAACTCCGGGTCGTCGCTGCGGGTGTCGGCTAGGTCCAGCTCTGAGGACTCAAAGCCCAAGATAGTCAAGCCTTGCAGGGCCGCCTCGACTTGGCCGGCCATGTTGTCAAGGTCTTCGTCGATGTCGTCGAAGCTCTGCGCAATGCAGACCACGGTGACAAGGCAGCGGCGCCGCTCAAAGCCGTTCCACTTTGACGTCGAGCGCGAGGCGATCTCCTCGGGTTCGCGCGTGTGGACGACAATCGCGGGCAGCTCCGGCTCTTCGATCGGCATCAGCCGGCCGCTGTAGACGCGCGGGCCAGCGACAGTGGGATAGGTGGCGGGCCCCGGCTGCTGGCCCTGGGCCGGCGGCGGGGTGAGGTTCTGGCTCAGCCGGGCGACGATTGCGGCCCGGATCTGCGTGCGGGGGTGGGTCATGGCTGAGCTCGGTGCAGCATTAGCGTCCAGCCGGTGTGACCGTCAGGCTGGGCGTCGCGCACGCGATAGGACGAGCCGCGCACTTTGACGGTGTCGCCCTGCTTGGGTGAAAAGGGAAGGCTCCACCCATCGACCAGAATGATCGGCTGGGTGGAGCGCACCTGCATCCCGGTATCGGGATCAAGGCCAACGTGGCTGGCCTGGAACACGCCTTTGATTTGATGCTGGGCCTGGCCTCGGTGGTAGACCACGGGTTCCCCCATGGTGCGCACCACCGCCGTAATAGCACGGTTGGCCAGGTCGTTCAGCATCAGACGGTGCCGTTTAGGCGCACCACAGCAGTGGCGTCGCCGGTGGCGGCAGCAGCCAGGAAGCACCCGATCAGAGTGTTGCCAGAGGCGACACCAGTGACCTTCTTGGCGCTGTTGTCCCAGTAGGCTTTCGCGCCCTGAGCGCCGTCGGTTCCAGCGCCGGCGGCCTTGGCCAGGGTGTAGACGCCCTCGGTGCTGATGGAGCCGACATCGCCATTGGCGATGTCGATCACAGCCACACCAAAGAGGGAGCCAACCAGCACGCCGCCGCCGCTACTCACCGCATAAGGAGCGGTGATGTCGACCGTTTTGCCGTGTTGAACGTAATTTTTCATGGGTCAGGTCCTCAGACGCCGGTGGACTTGTATAAGCCCCGGTGGTTGGTCACGGTGCAACCGAAGTCGAGGCGTGCGTAGATCACGGTCCCGTCGGGATCGCGCTCGTTCACGGTCTCGACTTGCGGGCCGGCCTCACCATCGAGGTAGCCGAAGGAGATCATGTCGATCTGCTCAGGGCTGGCGGTCACGTAGTAGACAGCCTCGCTCGCATCATCCAGGCGGGGCTCAGCGATGAGCTGCAGCTTCTGGGTGAAGATGTTGACGTTGCTGGTCTGGGTGGGCTGGATCGGGCTCAGGAACTGCTCGGCGGCAGTTTCTAGAGCGGTCGGCACCACCAGGTAGGTGGGGCGCAGGTTGATCCGGTTGCCAGCAATGTCGGTCTGGTTCCGCAGCTTCTTGCGCGCGTCGCTGATGGCGGTCACGCCGATCACGCCAGTGCCCTGGTTCTTGTGATCGTTGTGGAACAGGGCCTTGTTGTCGTAGCTCATCGCGGCGTTGGAAGTGATGAGCTTCCACACCTCGTTGGACTCGAACAGGCTCATGCCGCGGCCGATCATCTGAGGGATGCGGCTCAGGGCGTCCAGGTCGTCGTTGATGATGAGCTGGCGGGTGACGGCGATCTTCTTGCCGTAGGTGTAGATCCGCCAGGAACTCTGCTGCTCCTGCACGGTCGCGGCCTTGTACTCACCGCCTTCGAGCAGGGGCTCAGGGGTGATTTGGCCGGCGATCTCCAGCTCGTAGACGGGCTTGAAGTCGGGCAGGTTGCGCTGACGGGCCAGCGGGCGGAAGGTTTGCACCTCGGCCTCGTAGGCGCCGCGCAGGCTCTTGTTGGCGATGTTGGAGAGCAGCAGCGGGAAGTCGCTGGTGCTGTGCATCGCACGGCCGGCAATCTCGCTTTTGCTCATGCCTACCAGGGACACGCCGAAACGCATCAAGGCGTCCTTCGCCATGTCCATCAGCGAGCTGTGGCCATAGGCGCGGGCTTGATCATCCCACTGGCGCAGGCCGCAGCGGGCTTCCAGGGTGGCGTTCATACAGGCGCTGCGCTTCTCGCCTTCGTCCGCCATCACCTGCACATGAGTGCGAGTGGGGGCAGCGGCTTCGCGCTCGGCCATCTTGTCGATGACGGCAGCACGGGCAGCTTCGATCAAAGTGCCGTCCTGCTCCATTTGATCTGCCAGGGCCATGTCCAACCCAGCGGCGCGAACGGAGCGGCGGATCTCCGCCACCCGACGACGCTCAGCGGCGATGGCAGCCTGGATGTCCTCGGGGGAAGCGGCACGCACCTCAGCCACAGGGGGCTCGGGAGTCGTGACGCCTTCCAGTTCGCGGATTTCGTCCATTGGGCTGTCCTTTTCAGGCTTGGTGTTAAGTGTAGGCGGTTCATCTGAGCGCACCTGCGCCCCGGCGTCGGCCGGGATCGGAACCAGGGACAGCTCGTGCGGCTCCCAGTCCACAGCACGCATCAGCGGGGTTCCCCCCTCTTCCGCGCGTTCGTACTTCCAGACGCGGTAGCCGACGCTGATGTTGCGGATAATTCCGTCGCGCACATCGTTGAAGATGGGCGTCACGTCGTCCCGGCTGGAGAAGCGCACCACGGCGCGGCCCTCGTTGCCATGCAGCCAGGCGCGCTCGACCACACCGACGACGTCGGAGAGTTGGGCGGCGCTGTGGCTGTTGAGCAGCGGAGCTCCGGCGTTCAGGCGGTCCATGCGGATCGCCTTCGCGTCCATCGACAGCTCCTCGATGAAGGAGCCGTCCATACCGTAGCGCTGAACCCTGGTGCCAGTGGTCCACACCACCTCGACCGTGCGCGCTTCCGCGTTCACGGTTTCGGGTGCGAACATCGCCCGGGTTTGCAGTAGCTGGTCGCTCATGGCGATAGCACCGGCATTTCGATTCTAATCAGGTTAGAGGTTAACAATTCTCGCGGCTCAGTAACCGTCGACGGTGAGGTAGACGCGCGCGTTCGAGCCCACGAGCACCAGCGGATCCTGGCCGGTCCACGGTTGCTCGCTCGCCGTCTTGAGCACCTTGCCGCTGACGGCGCTCGTCGAGACGCTGCCAACCGTCGCCACCAGCTCGTCGGGCGTCGCCTGTGCTGCGGAAACAGCCGTAGCCGATACCGACAGCACCGTGCCGAAGCCGGCCGAGGTGATGTCAAAGCTCCACGCGCCGGTCGTGACGACCGAGCCGACCCAGCGCTTGAGCATCTGACCGGTGATGATCCCGGCCGCCGTGTAGTAGGGCACCATCCCAGGCGCGCCTTGGGGGCCCTGAATGCCCTGCGGACCTTGCGGGCCTGTTGCGCCAGCCGGACCTTGGGGACCAGAGTCGCCTTGCTGGCCTTGCGGTCCAGCGGGGCCTGCCGGCCCGGTTGCGCCTTGCGGTCCCGTCGCGCCGGCCGGGCCGGTCGGGCCTGGGGGGCCTTGTGGGCCAGCCGGTCCGGTGTTGCCCTGGGGCCCCTGCAGACCCATTGGGCCGATTGCGCCCTGGGGCCCAGCAGGACCGGCTGGGCCCATCTCGCCTTGCGGGCCGGCAGGGCCAGCTGGTCCAGGGATCCCCTGCTCACCCTGCAGGCCTTGCTCGCCCTGGGGGCCTGCCGGGCCCTGCGGCCCGACGTTGCCCTCGCCGGTGCCGCCATCCCAAGCGATTGTGCCGGCCATGATCTCCCACGCCGCCGAGCTGCCCGGCTCGACATTGCGACTTGCTTCCATTGCCACCCAGCAGGCGTTGAGGTGCGTCACCACATCGCCGGCGGCGTAGCGCAGCGTCGGCTGCCAGGCGCCTCGCCATTCCAGCGCGCGGCGGCCCTTGACGAAGGCCGCCAGCGCGATCGCGTTAGCGGCGCTGGAGGTCATCGGTCAGCGCGCGAAGCGCAGCCTCAGTCGCCTGATCCGCGCCCTGCTGCTGCAAGTTGCCGGCGCCGCTCATTTTCCGCGGGTCGCTATCAAGCACCAGGCCCAGGGCGTCAAGCCGCTCGTTGTCCTGCTGCATTTCCAGCATGACCTCCTCTGGGTCGTATCCGTATTCGCGGATCGCCTCGCTCAGCGTGATCAGGCCGCCGCGTACCGCCTTAATAGTCGCGGCTATCTCCTTGCTCGGGTCGATCAGCTCACGACGCGGCGGCGTCCACTGCGCCGTGATGCCTTCCATCCGCGCGCCGTTCACCGTCGCCGCATTGCTGAACCACTGCCAGACCGGGTTGAGCATCTGCGGCACCAGCATCTGCCAGCGCCAGGCTTCGATGTTGCGCTGGAACTCCAGCCAGCCCATCCGACCGCTGCTGAAATTGGTGTTAGTTAGGTCGCCGGTCAGCGCCTCATAGGTGACGCCGAAGCCGGCTGCGATTTGGAGGAGATACTGGCGGCTAATCTTGTCGAACTCGCCGACGGTCGGAGGGTTGGCGAAGCGGATGTCCTTGCCGGGCGGCAAGATCTCGACGGCGCCGGGTTCGAGCTTGTCGAACGGCATGTCGGCGCCGCCTTCCGGCGACTCAGTATCCACAGCGAAGGCCGTGAAGCAAGCGCTGATCTTCTGCTTCAGGAGCTGCGCATCGCTGTAATCGTCGAAGTCGCGCAGCCGGATGATGATCGGGGATGCCCAGGGAACTCCGCGCGTCTGATGCGGGCGATCCTGACGGTAGACGTGGATGATCTCCTCGGCCGGCACGCGGCTGCTGAGGAAGTCGGTCATGCGCAGATGCTGCTCGCCCGGGTGCTCGGCGTAGAGCCAGTAGGCGACGCGGCGGCCGCTGCCGTCGTACTCGATGCCTTGCTTGATCAGCCCGCCATCGGCGAGCGCCACGTCCTTCGTCGTGTCAATGAAGTCGGGCTCCATGATCTGCAGCTGCAGCGGCACGCGCTGGCCTGACGACGTCCGGCGCCGGATCAGCACTTCGCCGCTTTCGACGATGCAGCGCATCGCCAAGGCCTGCAGGCCGTAGAAGTCGGCCCGGCCGTCGTAGTCGCACTGGCGCGAATCGAGCGCCCAGTTGAGCCACAGATCCGTGAACTGCTGGCTGCGGCGCCGGCTGCGTTGCGCGCGCGCCTGGGCCACGATGCCGGTGCCGATGGTGTTGGAGACGATCACCTGCACCGCCTTAGAGGCGTAGGGGTTGTTGCGCACGAGATCACGCGAGCGATCGCGCAGCATCTTTAGCCCCGGCGCCGCTGCAGCGTCGGCGCTCGTGCCGCTCGTGCGCCAGCCATCCGTGCGGCGGCCGCGGCTCGCGCCCTCATACCGGCGCAGCGCTTCAAGTCGCACGCGGGCCGCCTCGCGATTCAGCGCAGCAGCAGGGCTCACCGCAGCAATCAGATTTTCGAAGGCGCTCATTGGGTGTCCCTCTGAAAGGCGAAGTAGCGGCGGCTCTGCGTGCCCTGCCCCAGTTTTGAGCGGATCAGGTCGCGCACCTTAAGCAGCTCGTCAATGCTGCGGTAGGTGACTTCCTTGTCGTCGTAACGGACCTTTAGGTAGCCGCCGGCAATGGCCTCTTCGACTGCCAGCAAGCTGGCCTCAGTGAACAGCGACATCGACGCCACCTCCTCGCTTCATGCTATCTGCTTCACCAGATTGAAGACTCGCGCCGCTTCCGCGGCTGAGATTGCTCAACGGCCGCTGGCGCTGGGTGAGGTCGCACGCTACCGGCGCCCTGATGCTCCTGCTCCCAGCGATCGTCGCTCCAGCGATCAGCGCCCACCAGCGCGCACGCGGCGCGGGCATAGACCCGGCAGTCGAGCGCTTCGTTGCGCGGCCGCGTCTTCACCCACTCAAACTTCGTGTAGCCCCGGCGGTCAATCGTGTTCGTCAGCCGCTCGGCGCAGAGCTGCCTGAAATACTCTTCGCCATGCTGCGGGAAGTGGCACCAGCCATGCGGCAGCGGCTCACTTTCTTCCTCCGGCAGCCGGCGGCGAAGCCAGCCGTAAAGCTCGCTCTTCGCGGTGCTGACGCCTACCGGCCACACCTTAACGCCGCCCTTCATCAGCTTGCCTCGTTGCGTCACGTCCTGACGCGCCGGAGTACCGATCACGTTGATCTGACTCTCGACGCCCTTGACCGCGATCACACGGTTTGCCGGTTGCTTACGCACCCAGCGCTTCACCTCCTCGCTGCGAAAGCCGGTGTCGATCGCCGTCATCCTGATTGGCAGCCTCTGGCCATCGCCGAGGCCAAACTCTGAGCGCACAAACTTTGAAAGCTCGCGCCACACCTCCGCCTCCGCCGTGTCGCCCGCGAGCACCTGGTAGTCGAGGCTCCAGCTCTCCAGCCCCGGGCCCCAGCCGACGACCTCCAGCTCCAGGCGGTCCTTCTGCACGTCAACCCCGCAGGTGATGAACACCACCTCGTCGGGCACCGTGCCCAGCTCGTAGCCCTCGCGCCGGTTGTAGAGCGCCTCCCAGTCCGGCGCTTCGCCGTCTTCGTTCCAGCATTCGGCCAGCACCGTGTTCGTCCACGGTTTCAGATCGGCCGGGTTGTCCTTCGCCTTCTCGTAGCCGACGACCGCTTCCGTCCAGCTGAACCAGCCGAGGGGGCTGTAGAGCGCCGAGCAGTGATAGCCCTGCACCAACCGATCGGGTTGATCAGCCTCCCACCAGTCGTCGTCGAACACATCCGGGTCGTACCACCAGGCCTTTGTGTCTTCCTCGATTGCAGCGCCGCACTCTTCGCAGAACATCACCGGCGGCGTGTGAAGCGTGTTCGGCAGACCTGGATCCTTTGGGTTGTAGTGGATCCGGTCCCAACTGATCAGCTGGCGATGGCCGCAGTGCGGGCACGGCAGCAGCAGCCGCTGCTGGTTGCTCTCCTCCCACTTCGCCCAGATCTGGCTGCGGCCCGCGATCGTCGGCGTCGAGGTCCACGCCATCTTCTTGCGCACGCCGAAGGTCCGCGTTCGCGCCGTCACAATCGCCAGCGGGCTGCCTTCCTCATCCACATCCGACGGCCAGCGGTCAATCTCGTCGCCGCCGAGAAACCTGATCGGCATTGACGCCAGGCCGCTCGCCGCGTTCGCGCCCCCGAGGATGAGGAAGCCGCCGGTAAACTCCTTCATCAGCATCGTGTTGCCCGAGTCGCGCTCGCGCGGCGCCGCCACCTTCTCCTGCAGGCTCGGCGTCGCCTCGATCATCGGCGCGATCCGCATCCGGCTGTAGCGCTTTGCTAAATCGATCGTCGGCTGCACAAACAACGACGGCCCCGGCTGGATGTCCATCACGTAGCCCATCCAGTTGTTGAGCATTTCCGATTTGCCCATCTGGGCGCCGAACACCAGCACAACCTCCTGCACGCTGCTCGTCGCGCTCAGGTCGTCCATCGCCTTGCGCAGGTACGGCGTCCGGCTGGTGCGCCATTGCCCGTGCTCACTGCTGGCCTTCGGACTCAGCATGCGCCGCTGATCCGCCCACTTGCTCACCGTCAGCAGCGGGTCAGGGCGCAGCCCCTGCCAGAACGAGCGCTCGATCCACTCAGCCGTTGCCATCGGCGAGCGCCTCCAACGCCTTCACATGATGCCGCTCGATCACGAGCAGCACCTCCGAGCGCTGCTCTGGCGACAGCCCACCAGCAGCACGCGCGATCTCGCCGATCATCAGCGGGCCCAAACGGAGGATCGCATCACGCACGCGCCGGCCCGATTCGTAGCGCACGCGCTGCATGTCCGCAGACGGCACCAGCTCCTCGTTGCGCTGCTTGAGATCGAGCTCCAGCAGCTTCGCCTGATACCAGGTGCGCACCGATGCGGCCTGCGCCTGGCTCGGGATCTTGCTCTGCAGCCCTGCCGGCGGCGGCGTCACCGCTGCAGCGGCGGCCTGCTGCCTGGCTACCATACGCC